CCGGTCCCATCACACTTCAAGGCAACCAGAGCTATCAGCTCGTATGGTGTGCTACCCGCCGGTTTATGGAGAAGGACTCGAACTTCCTCCCCCATCGCAACTCAACGACTTGCTTTATGCGAGGACTCAAGGAGCATATTGCTATTACCACGAATAACTCGACCTCGTGGAAATGGCGCCGTATCTGTTTTACGATAAAGGGGCTTGGAGCCATACTGGGAGTGAAAACGAACGTGGACTCTCTGTTCACAAGTCAAGGATGGGTTAGACTTCTAGCCCAGCACTGGAATGATGATATGGGGAACAACATCAACGGGATCCTTTTTGAAGGAGCAGCGCAGATCGACTGGTTTGATGTCATGACTGCTAAGACCTCGTCTACCCGAGTCAAGGTCATGTATGATAAGACGATTACGATCAACAGCGGGGTAGAGGGTGTCATGCGTGACTACAAGCACTGGTACCCGATGAACAAAAACCTTACGTACGATGACGACGAAAACGGGCCGAATAGCATAGTAACACCTGGTTACTCCACTCTAGGCAGACAAGGCATGGGAGACTATTACGTTATAGATTTCTTCAGGGCGAACACAACCGCAAGCGATCAGGACACAATGACGTTTTCTCCAGAAGCAACGTTATATTGGCATGAGAAATAGATTTACTTAATGAGTGGCATGTCCGAAGGGACGTTAACAATAATACAATTCCCATCAATCCAGTCAGCATCCGTATCCGCGTCAGCTCGCGGGTCCTTATTGTTGCACCAGATGATGGGCCTACCCCAGTCAAATGTGCGCTTGCCCTTGTACTTGTCCGTGACAGTGAATGTCTCTTGTGCTCCCATCCAGAACTTCCACATTGGAAAAAACTTAAGCGAGTGTATATCGTCGAAAACAGCATAGTTGACGTCCATGTTATCATATGACAACTGTTCCATATCAAAGGCCCCACCAAAGTAAAAGTGGCTGCCTAATGATCTTGCCCAGGAAGTCTTGCCTGTCCTGGTCGGACCGACCAAGATGAGAGATTTAGGTCTAGTGCATAGTTAGTAATTGCTGACTAAGCAGGATGACTAAATGCTGACTAAGCAAGGACTTAGGGTTAGGGTTAGCTTAGGGTTAGGGTAAGGGTTAGGGTTAGGGTAAGGCCAGCAGCTTGCTGCGAAGAGGCCGTTTAATCCAGGGAACCTGGCGAAGTGTAAAAAAATGTGCTCACCGTCCTCCACGTCTTCCCAGATAAGTGTTGCACCAATCAACGAGTTCCGGATAAGGTCCAAGCTCCCATTCCAATGCTGAAGGACTGACGTAATGCAAAGGATTTTGCACGGCCTTTCCCTCTGCGATAGCGCGTACCTGGAAAAAATATCGTCCGAGGAGACTGACACTAGATTCCTGAGCTGCGCGAAAAGTCTCGTCTCTAGTATCTGCATCGAAGACGCATCTCCAGAAGTCATCAGAATTGTTCGCGGGAGGTTCTTCGTCAGATGGTCGTGACAATCCCCCGGCAACCACGTCTCCATCTTTGGTAGCATAGTCGTACATTTGGTGAGGAGTCTTGCGGCCGCGCAGAATGTTTGGATGATAGCCATCGACGTCAAATGCTCTGGCGTCCCGCGTTCGTAGTTTGGAAGAGTGCATGAAAAAAGCATGGTAATGAGTTCCGCCGTCTGTGTGAAGCTCTTTTGCAACGATACATTCGCATCCCAGTTTCGCAAGAACATCGACAACTCGGAATGGATCGAGACCCTCGGATTGAGCGTATGTGAGGAGTCCATATTTGGCTTGAAAGCGAAAGGTCATGTGCTGGGTCCAAAGATGAGATGAGTTGTTTCTTAATATTATAAACAACTCATAGACCCAGACCCAGTCTTATATAGGGGTCTATGTCCGATATTTCCGGTAACGCCGGATGCTGACATATAAAAGGCGGTTGCCCGTCACTTTTCCGTCGGTCAACACAAAATGCCTTTCCGTCGTCGCACCACTCGCTATCGCCGTACAGGCAGACGCCCAGCCCGTGCTACCCGCTATCGCCGAAAAAGTGGGTACTATCCTCGGATCAAAGGGCGCAAGAGGCCTGTCACTAGACGCAGGATGCTCAACATTACCTCCACGAAGAAGAAAGACAACATGATGCCTGTTGGCGCATCTGCCTCTGGAACAAACCCCGCCTCCGGTCCCATCACACTTCAAGGCAACCAGAGCTATCAGCTCGTATGGTGTGCTACCCGCCGGTTTATGGAGAAGGACTCGAACTTCCTCCCCCATCGCAACTCAACGACTTGCTTTATGCG